GCATTTATGGCGAACATCAATTCTCTAAAAGCACGCGGTCTCAATGCTGATTACATCAAGCAACTTATATCCGCTGGTATTGCATCTTCTGGCGATACCGTTTCTGCACTTACGACAGCCAGTAATGCACAAATTTCTGCCATTAACAGCACGTATAGCCAAATCACTAGCATCTCTAATGATTTTGCAAACACGACTGGAGCAAACCTTTACGATTCTGGAATTACAAATCTTCAACAATATATTGATGGTTTAAAGAGCCAGCAAACAGCCGTTCAAAACCAAATGAACCAAATCACGGCTAACATGACTACACAACTTAACGCCATGGTTCCTATGTCGGCAAACGTGGGAACTGATACAGCGACCGCCCTTCTTACAAACCTTGCCACTTATATTAACGATCCTAAAAATCAAACGGCTGTACTTGCCAACGCCACCGCGCTTGCAGATAAAATCAAATCAATTTTAGCCGACGCTATGTCGACTGGAAGCCCTACCCCTCAATCAAATAATAATTCTGGTTCCGCAGATTTAGTAACTGCAACTGGCGCAGTAATTAAGCAGGCAACCGCTGGGCTTAACGCATTGGGCGGTCAAAAAGATTTATCTAACTATGGCGGAACCCCAAATGTAACAATTACCATTGGTCAAGGAGCCATTACTCTTGACGCCAATGGAAATCCTATTGTCGATCCTTCAAAGGTCGCAGGAACTATCGATTACACCAGAGTTAGCGGTCTTAGAATGGTCGGGCTTTAGGAGATAAATTATGGCAACCACAGCGATCACTCCCGTAACAACAGCAGTATTTGGCAACCCATTATGGAGAAACGCGACCACTACCCCGCTTGCAAACACCGCGCTTCCCGCTGCCATTGCCTCGGCTACTCCAATTTACAAAATTTCCACTACGCAATCCGCGGAACTTCTTCTCGCTTTGCAGTCCATTTCCCTTACGGCGATCATCACGTCTTTGCAGGTTGTGATAACACAAGGAACCCAAGTTACGGCACCTAATTTGCCAACAATCGTTTCCTTGGGTGTGCTGACAAACGGTACTTATCAATACACCAATTCCCGACCCCTAACCCTTGGCGTAGTTAACACTTTAACTTTTAACTCAAAGCCAGATGGAACTCCATGGACAACGGCTGATATCCCTAACACTGTTATTAAAATAATTGACCAATCCACTGGCGGTTTAGGAAACTTGTCTTCTTTGGCTGTTAACGCAATCTCCACGACCATCCCAGTTGCAACAATTAACTCAATTACTACAATTACTTCTTCAACCCCGCAAATTACTTGGTCGTATTCAGACGGAGATTTAGCACTTCAAAATGGATACCAAGTACAAACAATTGACATTTCTTCTAACAATATTGTTTTTGATAGTGGTTTCATTCTTGGTCTTGATACCGCTTATACGATTCCAGCCAACGTTACGCTTCTAAACCATTTGATCCCAGCCGTTGTAACTTTTAGCGTAATTTCTGGAACAAGCAGTTATGCGTGGACTTCGGTAATTGCTTCCGCCGATGGGTCGCACGTTTATGCCGTTGCTAGCAGCGGTGGAATTTTTACTTCTACAAATTATGGAGCAACATTTGCGCTAATTGCAGGCACAAGCGGATACACGTGGACTTCCATCGCGTGCTCGTCTGACGGTACAAAGGTTTACGCCGTTGCAGCAAATTTAACAAATGCAATTTTTGTGTCTACAAATTCAGGCGCTTCGTTTGTATCGGTAGCCAACTCTGCTGGAACAGGTTTTACGTATGTCGCCTGCTCTACGGATGGAACCAAGGTATTCATCACAAACCAAGCAGTATGGGTGTCATTAGATTCTGGAGCGACATTTACGGCGGCTACTGGCACTTCTGGGCTTAACTTTTCTACGGTTCATTGTTCGTCTACTGGAGCAATTGTTTACGCTGGAACCACGACTGGCGGATTTTATACTTCCACAAACACTGGAACATCTTTTACTTCCTCAACCGTTAACGGCACTGGATTAAGCACCATCAATGATATTTTTTGTTCGGCAGATGGTACAAAAATTTATATTGCCGCACGCGAGGCAACTACCAATATTTATGCGATTTGGCTTTCAGACAATTCTGGCGCTTCATTTTCTGAAGAAAGCAGCACAGTAGGCATTCCTTTTCAAGACATTCAAGGATCAAGCGATGGCTTAACCATTTTTGCTGGAGCATATGATTCGACTTTAACTAGCGTCAGCGGAGTTTATAGCGGAACCTATGGAACAATAACAGCGTTTCTTGATGGCGGAACTTCTACTGCTGTTGCAACAGTTTTTTACGATGGCGGAGTCGCAACGACTACTTCTTGGACTAGCACTATTGATGCTGGCACTTCTGCGGCTAATGAAGTTGTATTTAGCCTAGACGCTGGAACGGGCGGCTCTTATTGGGACGCCATAACTTCGTCTTCCGATGCTCTTCGAGTTTATGCGGGAGTAGATGGCGGCTCTTTGTGGAAATACACAAACAGTTCGCAATACAAGTATCAAGTTCGAGTATGCAAGACCGTAAATGGATATAACAATTTTACGTCTTATTCTTCGTTCTCTCCTTCATCTACTTCGTATAGCGATACAGTTCCAACGGTTGCCATTACCACGTCTGGTAACGACCCTCTTATTAACGTAACCCTTCCAGACGTTTCGGCTTTGGGTTATACAAGGCGCGATATAGTCATACTTCGCCTTTGGTCTAATGGATATGGCGTAATCCGTAATGGTTTAATTACGAACGTTGGTCTTACTGCTGGATCGGTTTCTCTTATTGATTATGAAAATCCAACCAATAAAACTGTTTCTTATGCAGTCAAAGCCATTTATTATGATTCTTCAAATAACGAATACGTCGGCTCGCCTGTTTACGCTTCGGTAGCAGTACCAGCCTTGCCATCTTGGTGGATTCAAAAATGCGATGGCTTAGACAGCGGTATGGCGATTAAGGCTTTGCTTTCTGGAGGTCTTACTTTAAATCGCACCCGCCCGCAAACACATATGTATCCACTTGGATCACGTTACCCAATTACGACCAGCGGTACCGTTCAAGGCTACGATGGAGATTTGACGGTTTACTTCGATAATCAACCAGCCTTTATCAACTTCTTGCCTTATCTTGACTATATTGGCAAACTTATGATTAGCGCACCAAACGGGGCGTACAAATACATAACTTTGGACAAGGATGAAGTTCAAAAATCATATAGCCGTGGAACGGATATTTTGCGAGAAATGAAACTAAGTTACACAGAAGAAGATTCTGGACTTGGATTCAACGAACCTACTGTTTATGAGTTCTAATGCTTCCTACAACTCAAACATTTAAGAACGCGGTTAAGGCATCGCACCAAGTTATTACCAAAATAGAAGTACGCTCGCCCAGCGGAATCCTTCTTTACACGTTGCCGTTCAGTGCTGGCGTGGATCAAGGCGGAGCACAATTAAGTTCTGGAAAAGTAACGCTTGATGGCGAAAATAACATTCGCCGTTCTGTTTCTATTAGTATTTTAACCGATCCCAATAACACCCTTGTCCCGCTTAACTATGCTGGTCTTTTGGCTCCGTTTGCTAACGAATTATGGGTGTACCGTGGCATTCAATATCCAAGCGCAATAACGCTTTTAAGCGGAGATATCAGTAATCAAGAATTTGTCCAAGTTGGAACATTCCGCATCACTTCTTTTGTTGCTAAACAAACCAACGACGGTATCGCTATGACAATCAATGGTGAAGATAGGTCAAATTATATTTCTCGCAACACGTGGCAAGTGCCATATCAAATGACCAATGGCGCTGAATTCAGTGTTGCTCTTAAAAACATGATTTCGTTTTTATACCCAGCCTGTACCTACAATTTCACCCCAACCACTTTTACAATTGGGACTGTTGTGTTTGGCACAACAATTGGCGGCGATCCTTGGGCGGACGCGGTTCGTTTGGCAAATCTTTGCGGTCAAGATTTATTTTTTGATGCAAACGGAATTTGCAATTTAAGACCTTTGCCTATTCTTGCTAACTCTGTTCCTATTTCAACCCAAATTCAAGGCACTCAAGGTTTCTCGATTGTCGAGGCATCAAGAGCGATGGACAATAAAAACGTTTTTAACAATATAGTGCTTGATGTGCAACCCAGCGATGGCACAGCCCCTTACCGAGTCATTGCTTCTGACCAAAATCCTACTTCCCCTACTTATGTTGGCGGAAATTTTGGAATTGTCACTAAAAATATTACAACCTCTGTTCCAACAAGCAAGGCTCAAGCGACAACCGTAGCCTTGTCTCTATTGAACCAAAATATCGGCGCTCAAGACGCTCACACCTATTCCATGGTATGCGATCCGTCTCTTGACGTTTTTGATATTTTGCAAGTCAGCATTGCTGGTTTAAATATCAATAATAACCTCATACTTGACTCGGCGGATATCCCGTTGGATGTTTCCACCCCCGCTACGGTTACGTGTCGCACAATCATTCAAAGAAACACGGTGGTCTCATAATGAATGAAGAAACTCGCTCATTTGTGCAGGTGCTTGCCAATACCGAAAAATTGATTATGAAAATTGGAACTGTAACGGCGATCACTTCCCCGACTATCTCATGCAAGATCGGTGGGGACATTGTGGACGCCTCTGGAACTGTCATTACGGCAGCCCCCGTCATCACTGGAATTAGAAAACTTGCCTCCTATACCCCAACCGTGGGCAATGTCGTGGTTTTGCTTATCGATGAAAAAAAGCAACTTTTTGTGGCGATCGGCAACATTTAAAGATTTTCGCGTGTAGGTTTTGTATACTTCCATCATGACGACGCGAAACGCTTTATAGGTTATGCACGCCTTTCTAACTACATCCCTTAATCAGTACCAAGGGACAATTGAGTTAATTGCCTTGCTCGCCGTTTTAAGTCCGTTTTTATTCCCCCGCGTGAGAAAATTCTTTTCCAGAAAAGATTTGAATGACCGCATGGATGTATACGAATCAAATCAAAAAAGTCTACAGGCAAGTATTGAAATAATTGTAAAAGAATTAACCCAAAACGGTGGGGTGGGCGGTCTCAAGACCTCCACCATGAAAGACAATATTGGCAAGGCTCTACGGGATATCGCAGCCGTAAGCGAGCAGGTAGCCGAGAACAATCAAGACATCAAAGAATTGAAAACTGAAACATCCGATATCCGATCCGATCTTTCACGCGTCGAGGGTACGGTTCAAATGCTAGTCACGGATTACGCCAAAGGTTAGTTATCCACAGGTCGGGATAACCAATTGCAAAACAGGGGTAATCTTGCCCCATGATTACTTCATACAAAAAAGATATTTTTCGTTTAGCCCTCGCCATGGTGGGAGTAGGAATTATCCCCGCCGAAAAAAATAACTGGATTGAGCGCGTTTTGACGCTTGCCGTAGTTATTCTCGTATTGATCCTTTCATTTTTGCTTGACCCAAATGATGTACGCAACCGCAATCGCGTGCTTAACCCACGTTTTAAAGTAAAAACAGACCCCACTCCGATTAAGTTTTTTGCTCCAGACTCAGATGAAGAAGTAGAGGAAATTTCCTTTTTTGATTTCATCAAAGAAAATCCTGCTCCAAATTCTTCTGAAACCCCAGAGCAAAATTAAGTAAACTAGCCTCACCAATACCCGCCCCTCTATCAGTCTCAACTGTTAAGGGCGGGTTTTTTTATCCCCTAACGTATTTGCATCTATTGTGTACACGCGCTAGGCTCCAACTACAACCGATCGATTAGGAGAAAACATGGAAAATCAAAATGACCGCTTACTTCACGCGGTTCCAGATACAGACCAAGAAGCAACTATTGAAGAGTCAAATCTTCAAAATGGTGGCGACTCGGAAGAAGCAGTAGTGCTTGAAGATTGGTGGATTTCATCTTTGCCATCAGGAATTCGAGAGAATGTCAGCCGTGAAGGTTGGCGCGTAACTTCTCCCGATGCTGCCCAATGGGTTGAAGAGCGTTACTACGAAACTTTCACACGCAAGCGTGTTAATGATTTGCAGGCAGACCATGCCGTGAAATTGCTTGAAGACGAGATTGCTCGTATTAAGCGTCGTAACGAGGAACGCAATGAGCCGTTCGTCAAGGCACTTAATTGGTGGGGAAGCCATCTTCTCGATTACACGCTCCAATTGCGTCAGCAGGATGAAAGCGTGAAGTCATGGAAGGGTCTTTACCTTGAGGTAGGCACACGCGCCTCTCAAGCAAAGTTTGAAGTTCTCGATGAAGCACTATTTGAAAAGTGGCTTGTCGATAATAAGAAAACAGACTGGTACGAGACCTCGATCAAGCCTAAAAAGGCTGTAATCAAGAAAGAAATCCAATATCAAGATGACAAGGTAATTGATTCCGCTACTGGGACTATCATCGATGGTCTAGTGGCTGAACCAGCAAAGATCGTCGCAAAGATCGATATTGAGGAAGAGGTCGATGCCGATGGCAAGCCACTTCTTCACCCAATCCGTCAGTTATACGTTTTTGGAGAGGATAAGTAATGGCTACAACAGAACAAAAAGGTGACGACATCAAGCAAGTAGTGAATATTGGTCAAGGAAAAATCTTTCAGGCTCTTTCCGATGTGATGGCGGACGTCACCGCCGTCGGCAAGGATTCGCAGAATAAGGCTCAAGGATTTAACTTTCGAGGAATCGATGCGATTCTTAACATGGTCGCACCCGCACTTCGAAACCACGGGGTCACTGTCGTGCCGATTGTTGAAGATAAGCAGTACGACCTAGTTCCTACAAAATCTGGCGGAACCATGGGTCACGCTGTTTTGACAGTCCGATATCGCTTTACTGCTGTAGACGGCTCATACATTGAGACAGTCGTTTATGGAGAGGCTATGGACAGTGGTGACAAGACCTATGCCAAGGCTATGAGTGTGGCTTTTCGAACAGCCCTCATTCAATGCCTAGCGATCCCGACCAATGACCGTGACCCAGATGAAGATTCTTACGAACGTGGAAATTCCCACCAACAGGAATCCAAGAAGGTCGAACTTCCAGCCGATCTAGTCGCCTTGCTTGATAGCGCGACGACAACCGAGGAACTGGTAGCCATTGGCGCCCAAGTCCGTAATACGCCGAACCTTGACCCAGCGGTAAGCAAGGCTTTGGGATACAAGTGGCAGAAGAGAATGCAGGAGATCAAGGATTCTGGTTCCAAGGCAACCCAAGAAAACCCAGCAGAAACCCCTCCAGAGACCGTCTAAGAGGGTTTAACGGTAAGGGTGGGGTAAATACCACTCCACCCTTCCACAAAGGCTTTACAGAAGATTTAAAGTGCAGGGCTTGCATATATTCAAAGGAGACCAAATGAGCCTCGAAGCAATGAACCACGTATGGAAGCATACAAATTATCCAGCCGCGCAGTCTTACATTCTTCAGGCGATAGCAGACGTGGTAAACGATACGTATGAGCACAGATTTTTTATGACCGTCTCTGCCCTTGCTCAAAAAACCAAGTGCTCGGATAGAACGATTCAACGCACTCTTTCTCAGTTCGTTTCCGACGGGTGGCTTTCAATTGAGGTCGAAGGCGGTGGGCGAGGCAACGCTACTGAGTATCGATTTCATTTTCTAAAGGGTGACAACCTGACGGGGTTTGCAGAAAGGGTGACAGGTGAAACCGTAAAGGGTGACAACTCAGGTACCGAAAGGGTGACAAATGAGGTTTCTATACATCTATTAGAACTAAATAATAACTCAACTAATAACTCAAATACCTCCAAGGTATTTTCGGATGAAGTTATTTCACTTGGAGAATATTTTTCTCAGTCATTGATGGCTCTAGGGTGTGCAGAGAAGCCAGTGACCTCAAAGTGGCTTTCGGCATTCGAAAAGATGATTCGATTGGACGGACGGACAGCCGAGCAAATTCGCAAGGCGATCGACTGGGCGCACGGTAATTCATTTTGGGCGCCTAATATCCAAAGTCCCGAAAAACTTCGTGACAAGTACGACCAGATGCGCCTACAGGCTATTCAGGCAAAGAAGGGCAAGGGCGGACAGGGATTCGACCTTATGAAGCAGGAATTCGAAAAAGAGCAAGCCAAGGAAAGGGCTGAAATGCTAATGATTGGGGAGGGAAACTAGATGTTGGCTCGTAAATCGATAATTCAGGCTCTAGGACTGGCTACGGCTACTTTTCCTAACTATCCCGCCACAAAGGAGATGATCGACTCTTACAGCCTGTTATTAGGCGATTTGGAGGTATCTGAGGATCAGTTAATGACAGCCATGGCTAACGTGCTTAAATCTCAGCCGTTTTTCCCGACTGTTTACTCGATCCGCGCCGAACTGGTTTCGTCGCTTTTCGTACTGGCGCCTTCCAGCGCGGAGGCATGGAGAGAGATTCTGGAAATGAGGGATTACCGCCGAGATAAGATTCATAACCTTCAATTCATAGCCTCTGGGAGCGTTGAGTGGAATCAGTACAAAGATAGTTTAGATTGGCGCCGTGCTTTCAATCCCAGATGGTCACACAAGGCTATTGCGGACACGATTGAGACTCTGGGCGGGTGGAGCGAGGTTTATTCGGTGATCGACAAGAATGAAGGGATTTCCACATTCCGCTCGCAATTGTGGAAAATTTACAAAGAATATTCAGAAGCGGAAGATCGAAATGTTTATCTCGGTCGGACTCAAACTCGAAAGGAACTTGCATGATTACACCATCACAGGCGGAATCACGTCTGTTCAATCTTTCGTTAGACATCCAAAAAGCAACAAAAACTCTCGTTGATTGCAGCATGGAATACCACACGAAAGATGCCGAATTAACTATTGCTCTGGCTAAATCAAGAGTTAAAAGTTCTCACTCGGACATGAAGATGACCGTAGCAATGCGTACAGATAATGCGCTGATAGAAAATGAGCACCTGTTTCTTGCCGTCGCGTTGGCTGAAGCAAAGAATAAGGCTGCCGTAGCAGTCGTAAATGAAATCAAAGTACAGGTAGATATTGCTCGCAGTATTTCCGCGTCGATAAGAAACGAGATGATGTCATCATGAGTAATACAAAAAACCAATATTGCGGAACCCAGTATGGCTACCGAAAGCACAAAAAACTGGGAACGCTGGTATGCGAACCATGCCGCGTAGCGATGAATACCGTAAATACTCTTTCTCGAAAGAAAAACCACGAAAAGGAACTAGAGCGTCATCGCAAATATCGTGAAAAAATTCGGGAAGAAAAAACAAAAAAGCAGGCTCAATCGCCTACCATGTAGGTCATGCTCCTACTCGTCGTCGACTCCACTAAAGAGGGAATGCCTTTACGCTCCCTTTTTAGTGATTTCGTGGCTATTAGAACAGGTGTTCAAGTGCATGGGTGTTCTTTATGGATCAAGCCTTATGACCCAACTCCGTTGGTAGTCTTCAATCCCAACCATGCCGATATTGCGGTTGGCGAAATCATCCAAGCACCGAGCATGGAAAGGCTTTTAGATTTCATCAATATGCAATCGTGCCTTTATCCGTATTCACAAAGAATGATTTTGGAAGCCACTGGAACCTCGGTTAGTTTTTTTTATTCGCAAAAGTTTATCCCAGACCTTTCTACCGAATATGCAAAATTGGAAAGCGGAAACTTTTCTAAAGAAGAGCATGACGCCTTGTGGAATGACGTAATTACAGATAGTGTCTGGCTGGAATAGGAGAAAGGTTTATTATGTCAATCGCATTAGAAATCATTGCTGAAGATGGAAGCAGTATCGATCTTGACCCATGGTGTCATTATGCAAAAGTTTCTGGTCGTAAACTTATAGGAAATATGAGATTTGGTACAGAAATTATTGGCACCGACTCTCCAGAAATTGTTGCGATAAAGCGCAAAGAGGCTGGCGATCAATGCGATATTTTCTTAGAAACAGTTGAGCCTTACGTTGGCAAAATTGTCACCATTATTTATGAAGCGACAAAAATTGCCTTGGTTAAGATTCCAGAAGATTTTGGTCTTAGCCTAAACGGAGACAAAATTGAATGGGAACTGGCGGAAAATATTTCTGCCCCCGCCACTAAAAAAGAAGTTTATGTGGAGCCGTTAGAAAATAATGAATTTCTTTTTTCAGTAAAAAGTCTTGAGGCTGCAATACGAGAATTGATTGAGGCAATACGTGGGAACCGCAAAAAGTAAACCTAACTGGGAAAAGTTACGCCTTGCGCTGGCTATCCGCGCTAGCATGAGATGTGAGGGGTGCGGACTGCCTTTCGAACCTCATCCTGTTTATGGATTTAGCGCAAGCCATCGTATGCCTCGCGGTGCTGGCATTAAAGCGCCGTGGATTCATGGATTGGCAAATCTTGTTTTGCTTTGCGGTCAAGGATCGGAAACAAATACTTGCCACGGAAAATGCAAGGCTGAATTTGATGAGTCACTTGCTAATGGGTGGGTAATTTCACGTTACGACAAGCGCCTGCCTAGTGAGATTCCCGTGCTGCTCCATAGCGGGTGGTATCTGCTCGACGACGAAGGAAACAAAACAAGAATAGGTTGACCTGTGGATAACCATTTGCCTTGTCAGTGGTTATTAGTAGCCTTGCCTAATGCAAAACCCATTTGAAAAATTTCTCAAGACTCAAAAAGAAGAGTCCGCAAAGATTTGCCAAAGCGAAAAAACAGTTAATCAAGCCATGGAAACCCTTTTGGAAGAAAGCGAAAATAAATCATGAGCACACCAATAACAATTACAGGAAATTTAACAAACGATCCCGAAATTAAATTTAGTGGGAACGGGGTAGCAATTGTCAATCTTTCAATTGCCGTTAATGATAATAAATTTAACAAAGAAACAAATACATGGGAAGACGGCAATACAACCTTTTTCCGATGCACCGCGTTTAAGCAATTGGCGGAAAATATTGCAGATTCTCTTGAAAAAGGAATGCGCGTCATGGTTCGCGGAAAGATCGAACAAAATTCTTATGTAACTAAAGAAGGTGAAAAGAGAACAGATTTTCAAGTAGTCATTGAAGATGCTGCACCGTCTTTAAAGAATGCGTCTGCAAAAGTTAATCGCAATCCAAAAAACAATAACACGCTTGCAAATTCATCACAGCAAGATGATCCATGGGCTGCACCGCTTGTAGATGTTGCGCCTTTTTAAAGATGATTTGAAGTAAATTGTCACAATTTGGTCAATTATTAAATTCCAGAAAGGGGATTATTCACTTGACTCGTCCCCTTTCCCTACCCTTACCCTATTAACCATGAGCAGATATAAAAAAAATTGGCGAATCATTTTGTCATTGATGTTGGCGTTTCATTTCACGCTAGTGTCACCATCAAACGCACAACCAATTATCCACGTACAACAAATGGCTTTTCAAAAGAAAATGCCCTTTGTTATGGGATGGGGAGTCAAATATATTGCTAAGTTTCAATCCGCAAAATATGGTTGGGACGCAAAACAATTTTCATGCTTAAATATTTTATGGACGCAGGAAAGCCATTGGAACTTTAAAGCCCGCAATGGTGCTTCTGGAGCCTTTGGCATTCCTCAAGCACTTCCAGCAGACAAAATGAAAATTATGGGAGCAGATTGGCGCACAAACCCCACTACGCAGATCAAATGGGGAATCCTTTACATCAAATTAAGATACAAAACCCCATGCAACGCCCTTAAGCATGAATTTAAGGTCGGCTACTACTAATCACTTGCCCAATTTGGGTAATTCACATAAAATGCCGTCATGTATTCAGGCATGGAAATAGTAAAAGAAGTCGTCGGACTTCGTGCTACCGTCGTGCTGCTTTATGACCCAGAATTAAAAAGATGGAAAGTCGCGTCAAAGCGTGGCGGGATAAATTATTCGACAACTACATATTCAGATGAATTCGAAGCGCATCAAGCGTTTAAAAAACGAATTATCCTCGCAAACAAAGAATTGGCTCTCACTAGCATTACTCCTAGTGCAAAGTGATCGACGGAGCGCGGGTCTGGCGTGCCAATGACAGACAGTGGGGGTAGGCATTCCGTTAAGGGTTGTTGCCTACCTTCACCTAACTAAAGGAGAAAGCCACAATGGTCGCTACACGCAAAATAGAATTTGAAGTTGCCAATTTAGAGCAATTTGACGAAGCAATTAAAAACCGCGTGCAAGTATTTTTAATTAACCCCAAAAAGAAAACTTCAGTGCGTGGCTATTTGCTCCAATGGCTAGACCGCGACGAGGGCAAGGAATCCGCACTCTTTAAGCCATTTTTTAAACGTGATGTTCAAAAGGTCAAACTCGGTAGCGTTTACATTCAAAAGAAAGCCCCAAGTGGATCAGCCGAATAAATCCAAAAGATCGGCTTTGGCAAAGGTATCACGGGCTAATTTGCGCTCAACCTTGGCTAAACCTACCCCTCAAAAGACGCTCACCGACAAGCCCAAACAAGAGTCAAAAAAGGGTCATAAATAGATTTGACATGGGTAGGCAAGCGTGTACAATTGGAATGTAGCCAACCGAAGGCTACTGAACTAGGAGATCAAAATGACTCATTACATTTCAACAGTAGATACGGCAAAGCACATCCGTAAGGCTTTGAAGTTGAATTTTCCAAATACCAAGTTTTCGGTTCGTTCCGATATTTACAGCGGCGGGTCATCGATCAATGTTTCTTGGACGGATGGAGAATTCGAAAAAGAAGTTGCAAAGGTTGTTAAATTTTATGAGGGTGCGTCTTTTGATGGTCAGATCGATTTGAAGTCTTACCACACCACAACTTTTGCGGTTGAAGGTCAACCAACTGAAGTACATTTTGGCGCTGATTATGTATTTACTCACCGCGATGTCTCTCCAGAATACAAGGCTCAATTGATCGAGAAGTTTGAAGAGATTTCGGGCGAAAAGTACGAAGATGAAAAAAGTTACCCTTCAGAAAAGTTTGATTTTGTACGAGGGGTTCCCACCGCTTACGGTTGCCAGATTATTCACAAGATGTCTTACGAATTTGCACCTAAGCAATTAGTCTCCGCTTAAACAGTTAAAAAAAGAGTCCCCGTTCCTAATCGAGCGGGGATTTTTCTTTACCATTTTCTACGGGTTGCTTATGGGATTCTCTTCAAGTATGGGTTAAGATTTATCCCAAGGAGGCACTATGTCATTAGCAGAAGATTTTGAAAACGTATCCAAATTTATGCCTAACCATGGGTTGAAGTGCAAACTTTGCACCATCTTAACAGAATTGTCCAAGGAAGACGCCAAGATCATTAACGCAAAAGTTGCCGATATGAAAATTACTGGCGAGGCAATTAGCCGAATTCTTATCAAAAATGGACATGAGATAAACGCCAACGTGGTCAACCGTCACCGTCGCAAAGGATGTTTGCGTGCCGATTAAAGATGATTTTGAGCGAGAAGAATTTGAGCAGCATCCACGCGTCATCGAATTAAAAAGAATTGCCGACGAGGTAACTGGCGCTCTTCTTAATACTCAAAAGCAATTGGCAAAAGTCAAGAAAAGTAAAGATGACTTTACCTACGCGGTTGTAAGGGCAGCGCATGACGCCATGCTTTCCTTGGGAGCCGTTCCACCAGTGCCAGCCCCTAAGGTGGATAAACGTAAAGCCAAAGAAGAAGTCGCACTTTTACACTCTACCGATTGGCAATTAGGCAAGCGAACTCTTACGTATGACACGGCAGAATGCGAACGTTTGGTTAAACAAAGCATCGAGACAACAATACGTATTACGGATATTCAGAGGCAAGATCACCCCGTCAAAGAAATTTATTTAATGCTTGGTGGGGACATTGTAGAAAACACGACAATATTCCCCTCACAGGTTTATGAAGTGGACTCAGATGTTATGGCGCAATTTGTCGCAGCGTCTCGCATCCTTGTTGACATTGTGCGAACTCTTTTGGCTAATTATGAAAAAGTTACCGTGGTGTGTGAGCCTGGAAATCACGGACGCATGGGCAAACTTGGCGAACTTCCAAAAGATGTTAACTGGGATAAATTGGTTTATATGTTTGCGGGTGAAACTTTAAGAGATGAAAAGCGTTTAACTTGGCAAATGTCCAAGGAAGATATTCAACGCGTACACATTCCAGACCCTACGGGCAAGGGCGGCGGATATAAAGCCCTGCTCATTCATGGAGATGAAATCCGTTGGGGTACAGCCTCAACTATCGTGCGTTTCGCTGATCGATGGAAGTCTGGCGCCTATAAGTTTTTTGATGAAGTAGACAAAATCACTAAAGGTTTTGATTTTCGTGATCTTTATATCGGACACTTTCATCAGCACCAGTCTTGGAACATGGCTAATGGCGAAGGGTCGGTCTTTATGAGCGCAGCGGTTGAATCTGGCAATCGTTACGCAAGAGATTTACTTGCGTCTAATGGAGAACCGTCGCAGCGCCTTCATTTTGTCGATCCGATCAAGGGACGCGTAAGCGCAGAGTACAGATTGTGGCTTGACTAAATATCTGTATTAGTCGGGCAACGCTGTACTTCGATGACGATAGGTAGGGCACAATAAGCGTTCCACTTGCAAGCCTCTTCGATTGCTTTCTTGACAATTATTTTTGCTTTTTTTTCGTCATTTTTGCATTTTTCAATTCCGAGACCAGCCATCACCCCAAGGGCAACTTGACCTCCGCTACCGTTTGAATAAATTCCTCGGATATCACGATCCCACGAATAGTCATTGAAGATCGGGTAGATGATTCCCTGAACCGCAACTAAGAAATTCGTATCGTGCATAGCCGATTGACCGTCAAGTGAAATTCCTTCGTAGCCTTGTTCGACAAAATGATTACGCAACTGAGTAATGAAGTCACGCGTCATAAATTTATCTAATTCGTCAATACCTTGCCATGTAGGTGGGGTAGGTGCATCAAATCCTTGTTGGAGCAGGTTGCCTCCACGTGTGGCGCCAGTAATCGCAAAAAGGTAATTGTCATGGTCGTCTCTGGTTAATTTTCGATTTGCAAGGATGAAATGATCTCCATTGCTATCGGTAGCCCTTGAGTCCGCCGCAATAATGGCGAAGCCGTTTCCTTGGAATGCCGCGAGAACTGTCATAGGTGGAATCCTCTCATAAAGCCTGTGGATTAACACTTGCCCCTGTATGAATTTTGTGTAGAGTCGCGCCATGACACACGCTTACTTATCTGGAGCCATGACTGGCATTGAAAAATTCAACTACCCAGCATTTTTGGAGGCAGCCCAAATTTTGCGTAAGCGCGGGTACACGGTTTTTAACCCAGCGGAAACTTTCGATGGGGACGACACCCGACCTTTTTCTGACTACATGAGGGTTGATATAGAGGCTCTTTTGGACACGTCCGAGGTATTCGTATTGGATGGGTGGGAAAAGTCCGTTGGAGCCGTTACAGAGGTGCTTATAGCCCTATCGCTTGATTTGCCGATTAAAACCATGGATGAAGAAAATCCGTTTGAGGGAATTTCGAACCGCTTTGCTATGAAACTGCTTTTGAACCTTCAAGATGAGATAGCAAAGAAAGACGAAACCATATTGGAAGAGGCTCAACGCCTCGTACATGGGGACAGAGGCGCCTCATATGGTCATCCATATGATGATTTTGGCAAGACAGCCCTTATCTGGTCAGCAATCTTTGGCATTCCCGTAAGCCGCGAACAGGTAGCCCTCGCCATGGTCGGGGTCAAGATAAGCAGAGAGGTGAACCAGCCTAAGCGCGATAATCGCGTAGACGGAGCGGGCTACTTCGAAACTTTGGACATGATCGCTCAAAGGCAAGAGGAACTAAAGCACCAAATTTGACTTTTGGCTGGAAGCGTGTACGTTGTACCCATAAGCCCAGCCGAGGGTTTATAGATTAGGAGAAAAAATGTCATTCAGTCCCAAGCCAGTGAAATGGATATTTACTTGCGACCGTTGCGGCAACACCGCTGATTTTTACCACGGGATGTCAACATTTTCGATAGGCAAAGAAAAAGAAACTTATTGCTCAGAAATTTGCGTTCATGCCGTGATCCGCGAACGTGGTGAAGTGCCATATGAAATCACAAATGCAACAGTGTTTGAAGAGGAACCCCTGAAACCTGTTATGCACCCAACTTGGAACACAATCAAGATCAAAGACCAAAACTATGAAGCGTTTCAGGTCATTTATGAATAACCAAATGAGAATGGAATTGAATCCCGAATACGCCAGAATGTCTGTAGAACGAATTGGATTGGGTGCTGAACTTCAAGCAGACATAGCCCAACGATTAGACGAGGTGATGTAATGGAAACCGAAATTAAACACCGCCACAAATACGAGTGGAGCATGTACGACATGGGTGAAGGTATTTACAAATCATGCGGAAAATGTGGCTTTGTTCCAAAAAACGCAATCAATAAAGATTATTGGGCTTATGTCGAATCGGGTCGCGTAAGTTGTATCGTTATTTTGCATAGACAACAAAGCGAGGTGGAGAAGTGAATATTGCAGTATTTAGCGCAAACGAATTAGATACTGGAAATCCATTATTTATCGTCAAAGATGAAGATGGAAACCAACTTTATGAATTGAGAGATAAGGGTGTTTTCCCTTGCGGTTTGTTAAGTGTCTATGCAAATGTTCAGCCACTCGCAAGCCGCGAGCAAATAGCGCAGGAGATTGAGGCATCAACGCTTGCTTACATCCATGAGGATGCTATTCGCTTAGATAACGGCACATGGCCAGGACTAAAGGTTATTGCCGTTGAAGATGCCGCCGCTATCGCTAGGGGTGAGAAGTGAAAAATCTTCCTAAATGGTTTACCTTTTTTATGATTGTGCTACCTACCCTTTTCGTGTGGTTCGTAGTTCATGCAGCAACATCTGATAATCTTAAAGAGCCTACTGATTCACGATTGGGAATGGTATCTATTCCAAATACGCTTATATATAAAATTTGCGATGGAACAACACTTGTCTATTCAAAAGGCGGGGTAGTAGTTAATAGTCCAGAATGTGAGCCAAAGAAATGAGATTAACGCTTAAAAAGAACCGAATCGCAAAAAATACTTGCATAAATAGTTATGACATTATGGGATTCAAAGGTTTGGGTACTTGGTTTAATGCTTATGGAGTTAGTTACATTGGCACATTAGATGATTATGATAAACTGCTTAAAACCAATGATTTAACTCCGTTTAATTTGATACAAGACTTTAACTTTTTGGGTAGATTTCACATAAACAATTTATCAACCAAGTTTGGGAAGTGGGTAGATACAGAGTGACCCACGATGAATTGCTGGCTAGATTGAGCGAAAAAGCAGTTGTGACTGAAACCTTCAACAATAGAGCCGTTGCTCGCGCCCTTCGTGCAGTAGTTGAATTGCATAAGCCAGAACCACGATTAGATGAAACGCTAATACGAAAAAAAGTAATGGTTTGCGGGCATTGTTGGATTAATAAAAGCACTTGGGAACAGGCTTACCGTTATGTGTATCCATGCCCCACTATTCAAGCAATTGAGAAGGAGTTGCTATGACCGACCTAGAGATTGTCCAAGAGGCGCGAGAACTGATTGAAAGCAGAATCAAATCTAAAAAATTAGACCTTAAAGAGTTAGATGAAATGCAATCTGCTCTTGGACTTACCAATCTTAGTTTTGAAACTTCAAGAATCACTTACACCGCCGACCTTAACATTTTGCTCGCCCACAAAGCGTTCTTTGAGAGGCATTATCAAAAAGATTGTGGACAGGAATGTCTATGCGATTATGGTTGTGCCGTAGATGGCGAAACTTATCCCTGCCCTGAATCAGTAGCACAAGCCAAAGCGATTATGGGGGTGGATGGTGAGCGTTCACTTTAAGTCACAATCAGTTGATTGGGCGACTCCTAAAGCCGTCTATGACGAGTTAAATAAGGAATTTGTTTTCAACTTTGATCCTTGTCCGCTGGGGGGGGGTGGCGTTTATGAACGGCCTTGAAATGGATTGGGGAACTTCAACTTTCGTCAATCCACCTTACGGGCGCGAAATTGGTAAATGGACAAAGAAAGCAGTTGAGGAAGCCGACAAAGGTAAAACGATTGTTCTCCTAATTCCAAGCCGAACAGATACGCGTTGGTGGCAAGAGGACATTATGAAAGCGCAAGAAATTCGTTTCATAAAAGGCAGATTGAAGTTTGGGAGTGCAACTAATTCTGCTCCGTTTCCAAGCGCATTAGCGATCTTTAAGAAAGGACTTTCCAAATGACTAAACCCCAACCCACTCACGATGAAGTTATAGCGTGGATTGATGAACAAGAATCAAGCGACAAATTGATTAATGCTTTACGCCTAGCCAACCGAGATGTGTTGGAGAGGCATAAGGCTAATCCCGACAATGTGCTGACTCAACTTTATGGCGATAAAGAGTTTTACACAGAAAAGCACAATGCTTGCCTAACTTGTCGTACGGTTGCATTCCCCTGCCCTACCTACCTAGACATAACCCAACGATTAGACGAGGTGATGTAGGTGATTAAGCGCACCCTTATTAACTCTGACTGCATCACCGCCATGCGTGAAATGCCAGACAACTCGGTGGACTCAATCGTTACCGACCCTCCCTATGAACTCGGCTTCATGGGTAAGAGTTGGGACTCATCAGGCATCGCTTTCAATGCCGAGGTCTGGCGTGAGGCATTGCGTGTCTTGAAGCCAGGAGGACACCTTCTCGCCTTCTCTGGCTCTCGCACTTATCACCGAATGGCAGTTGCGATTGAAGATGCAGGCTTTGAAATCCGCGATCAGATTATGTGGGTGTATGGGTCGGGGTTCCCGAAGTCGCACAACATCTCGAAGGCATTGGACAAGATTGAAGGAGTTGCGCCAACAATTGTTGGGGAAAGAATGGCGCAAGGTGGCGCAAGGAAAATCAAAGGAACAAACGCTGCCGCAAACAAGATTCCAAATTCAGGAAGTCTTGAGTATGACGAAACTATTATCTATGAAACAACGGCAACATCCGACATTGCAAAGCAATGGCAAGGTTGGGGAACGGCGCTCAAACCAGCGCATGAGCCAATGGTTCTCGCTCGCAAACCTCTTATCGGAACTGTCGCCAATAATGTGCTGACCTTTGGTACAGGTGGGTTGAACATTGACGGAAGTAGGGTTGGCAGGGCTGATGATGATGTTTCCAAAGGCGGTTTTGGGAATGGTGGCATAGGAATTGGAGCAGTTGGTGAGGATAACGGAGAAGGCAAGAACGCCGAATGGGTTGAATCAACACAAGATCGCTGGCCAGCCAATTTCATTCATGACGGCAGCGGTGAAGTCAATGAATTACTTGGCGAACCTGCCCGATTCTTTTACTGCGCGAAGGCAAGCAAGCGTGATCGCAATGAGGGGCTTGATGGGTTTGAGGAAATTCAACTTACAGGTGGCGGTGGGCTAACTGCTGAAATGCGCGAAGATGGAACTTTGGAAACGGCAAGTGCTGGTGGCAAGTACGGCTCAATAAAAGCAAAGAAAGCCAACTATCACCCGACAGTAAAGCCGACATCGTTGATGCAATACCTTGTGCGCTTGGTTACACCGCCCAACGGCACAGTGCTTGACCCTTTCATGGGTTCAGGTTCAACGGGCAAGGCGTGTGCCTATGAGGGATTTAACTTCATCGGCATTGACCAAAGTGCCGAGTATGTGGAGATCGCCAGAGCGCGGATTGAATACGCAAATCAGCAAATTGGCGAGGTGGAGAAGTGAGCAAATCAGAACTGCGCCGAATAGAGATAGTTGCTCCTAATGCTATTAAACAACTCCGCGAGCAGATAGCACGGGAAATCGAGGCTATCGATCTAACGGAGGCGAAAACAATCTCGTCTGATTGGTATGCCGCAAGCGTTCGTTTAAAAACCGTTGCTGCAATTATTGCGAGGGGCAAGAAATGATGTGGGATAGCGGAGGAATGAAACTCAAAAATCGTTTAGGCGAAAAACGCACAATTTTGAAGTTTTATTGGTTTCCAACTCAATTCACAACAAAATGGGTTTGGTTAGAAAGTTTTCCAACCAATCAAGAAATTCAAGATGTTTTGTCGTTGCGTGGCGTTTACAAATATAAATGAAAAACAGTTTCAATTACCCCAAAAAAGGAGTTGCTATGAATGCAGGCTCAGTAATTGCTTGGTCTATGATGACGGTAGTGGCATTGCCAGTTATTTATTTTGTCTTTTTGGTGCCGCTTGCTTTAATAATCGGTGGGTTTAGACAGATGATCCTTCAAATTAAGAATAGGTCAAAATGAAAAAATATCTTCTTACCAATGGAAACAGATAACTTAGGGCAGACGGCATTTTTACATGGTCATTGCCAGCACTTGCTGCCAAACTTTCAAATGGCAAAAATGTGCTCGTATGCCCTAGCGCGGGAGTGTGCGCTCAACTTTGTTATGCACGCTCTGGCACGTACAACTTTTCCAATGTGAAAGCCGCCCATGTAAGAAACCTTGAATATATTCTTGATTATCCAGATAAATGGAAAACCGAGATGAGCGAAGAATTGAAAGCAAAGCGTTACCAAGGCGGCAAATCAGTGCGTATTCATGACGCTGGCGATTTCTTTTCAGAAGATTATTTTAAATTGTGGGTAGAAATTGCTAAAGAAAACCCAACGGTATTCTTTTACGCGTACACCAAAGAAGTGGCTATGGTTAAACGTCATGTTTTGCCAGATAACCTAGTCATTATCTTCTCCATGGGTGGGAAACAAGATCATTTGGTAGACAAAGAAAAAGATCGTCACGCCGATGTATTTCCAACCTTGGAAGCGTTAGAAGAGGCTGGGTACACGGATCAAGAGCATTCAGATTTGCTTGCCGCTACTTTGCCCACCAATAAAATCGGAATTGTTGTCAACAATATCCCTCACCTTAAAAAACGCCAAGGTCAAGATACTTTTGGCGGTCTACAAGTAAAGGCTCACGCGTGAAAAAACGTAATCAAATATTGACCCCGCTCCAAGTAAGGGCTATCCGCGCCGAATATAAAGTAGTTCGAGAAGGCGGCATTCTCAAGGCTGTGAACGTAATTGAATTGGCACGCAAATTCAACATCTCTCAATTGCTCGTCCGTGACATAGCAAACGGTCGCAAATATAAGAATGTCGCATGATAAATACATGGAAGAGGTCTAAAGCCAACGCCAACCGTGTACGTGACTCTTGCCCCTAAACCAGCGCATGAAGTTATTCATACCGTTTATCGCACTCAATTTGTTCCAACTGACAAGATTGAAACCATTGTTGCATTGGCAAAAATTAAATATCAAGCCAGCGTTTACAAATCTGCTTATGCGGCTATGCGTGCAAAGTATCTTGCTTTAGCAAAAACTGAAAAAACAGAAAAGTAGTTATTTAAGCAATCCGCTATTGATCTTGACGACCTGCTTGACGTCCGTTCCTTCCGCCTTGTAAGCAGTTGTAACGGGCGTCAAAGGCGCACCGCCGTCATTGATGTTCGCCAAGTATGGCGTTTCAATATGAGAAGGCGGCGTTATATTTGGATTAGCCATAGAATCATGCGACACCAATCCGCCAGTAATAAACCCAACCAAGATATAACCCAAGTGCGGCATATCGTGTTGGAATCCAGTCGCCGCCCAAGTTGAGAAAGCGCCAGTCATGGCGATCGTTAATTGCTTTGCATCAAATATGCGAAATTTAAAATGGTCTTTTACTTTCATAGTGAACCTTTCAGTTCATCATAAATAATTTGAGGCAATGTCCCTACAACCTTGATTCCCTGTTTAGCCTCATATTTTGTCAACGCTTTTTCGGTTTGGGCATTCATTATTCCCGTCACGTATTGAGCAGGAAGTAAGCCAGCCTTAGCCAAAGCCTTTTCAACAGCCATTACCGCTGCATTCTGCTGCCCGATATTAAACGCGGTTTTGCTAATCGGAAATGGAGGTGCGACGAAAACAGTTGTCGATTTAGTATTAGCGGTAGGGGTAGTCGTAAGCATTCCGCTGTGCATGACTCCAGTGGCTCCAGCGATTACCGTGCCAGTTCCGCCAACTACGGCGGTTGCCTTCTTGCTCGTCACTCCCTTAGATACGGGAACAAGCGGTACGGGGTATTTTGGTCTGACAATTGCGGCAATAAAAAGATAGGGGCGATGGACTCTCCAGCATCCACTTTCATGGACTGCATCGTTGGGGTTTCCAGTATTAAATCCGATGGTGGTAATTCCATCGGGAGAGGCAGCCTCGATCATTTCAACGTGATCTACAACGCCGTCATTATTCCAATCATAAAAAACTAGATCGCCTGCTTGCGCTTGATATTTATTGACGACAAGCCCTTGACGCTGAAACCAAGGCAAGGCGGCTGGGTTGTATGCAAATCCTTTTACGGTCTGAGCCGCTACTAAATGTGATAAACCAACTTGTGCAAAGCACCAAGAAACTCCCATGGCGCAATAAGGTGCGTTTTTGATTCCATACCAATCGCCGTAAGGATTTTCGTCTTGGGCGCCAGCGTGAAAACCCAATTGGCTTCTGGCGACATTGAGAACATCTTGCGCGGTTGACATGATCCATCCTTCCTAAACAGAAACCCCCAACCAAAGTCAGGGGTTTCAAGACATAAGATAAAACTTATATCGATGTAGTTAAATTTTACTGCTTTGTTGGATTTTTTGCTGCCTCGGCGTTAACAATTTTGTTAGCATCCGCAAGCGCGGTATCCACTGCTGCTTGAACCAATGGTGCAGGTGCGCCAGTGTCTTTTGAAATTGTGTTGACCAATGACTTTGGGTTAACGCGTGCGATAAGTGGTGCAAGCAATCCACCTACCAATGCAGCGATAACTAAATCCTTGATGGTGATGTGGCGGTTGTACTCATATGAACCGTAACCAGCGGCGACGATACCGTAACCGTAATGCTCCAAAAGAGCCTTTTCCTTTGCGGTCAGGTTTAATTTAAACTTAGCCATCTATTCCTTCTTTCAGATTAGGGTTTACAGAGCATAACAGGAGCCAATGTCACAATCGAGGGGGGCAACACTTAAAACGCCCAGATTAAAAAATCTTCATTTGGTAAAATTGTTTTTCTAACGGAAAGGTCAAAATTATGGCTAACGATTCAATTACTCCAGCACACGATCAAAAAGTTACCCATAGTTATACATTGGCTTACCCAGAACACAGCCCGCGTGAAGGCGATCCCGCTTATGCAGATTTTCACGCGTTCAAAGAAAACCGCAAAAAGTCTGGAACCTATTATTGCGATTTTGCTCATGAATTCCGTGACGGCGATACATCTGAATGCACGCTCGACAAGCCTCTCGAAGCCCATCACAAACATATAGAATGGGCAATGCTCAACGAGGTCGACTTATCGCTACTCGAAAAGCATTACGAAGGCGTCTCGTCCATGGGCGTAGGTAAATGGGTCGAATCCGCCGAAAACCTCGAACTGCTTTGCGTGTGGCATCACCGTTCCCATGCAGGAAAACACACTGCCGCGTTCGCAGATTTTGAGGCTCAAAAGGATATCCGCAAACTAATCTCCTAAATCCGCAGGTCAGAGCCCATATTGGCTCGCAAACAATGTGCGCTTTTTGTATAGAAATCTGTACAGAAATGGATTTGCATTACCTTGCAAAGCGTGTATATACTAATCCTGTAAGCCCAGCCGAGGGATTACAGAAAATAGGAGATCAAAATGGCTGCTTATGGATCATTCGTTAACTTGGTTTCAGACCGCGTGGCTGCATTCGAGCCAGAGGTAGGCATGGGTGCTACTCAACTTGGCTGGTCTGATCGTTACGCTTACACCGTTGTCGAGGTCGTGCGCTTTGTCTCTGGCAAGAAAAAGGGCGAAGTTAAGGGTGTTTACGCAACCCGCGATATTGCAACCCGCGTGGACAAAAATGGCATGAGCGACTGTCAAGATTGGTCTTTTCAAACCGATTCAAATGCACAGCGTCGCTGGTTCCCGAAGCGCAAAAATGGTTCTTACTCTTCTGGCGTTAACAGCGGGGTCTTGGTCATTGGATACCGTTCCGAATATTACGATTTTTCCTTCTAGGCTTGAAATTATCTGGGAAGTTCGAACAAATGGTTTTGACTTCCTAGATAGAGCGTGTATATAATAAGAGCGTAGCCCACCGAAAGTTACGAGATTAGGAGATCAAAGTGAGACTTGTTCCAACTACAGAAAAAGTATCGATCCAATGGTTTGCTGTTTTGCACGATGGATCGAAGGTTCGCAACAATGCTGGTTTTATCCACAACGCTTGGGACGTTAAGTGTTCTTGCGGTTGGGAAACTTGCACGGGTGGGGCTATCAAGTCTTACATAACAGATGAAATTTTCAAGCACAAGCGTTTTGACCACAATTACGAAATCGTTTTTGGAAGGAAAAACTCAAAATGAAAATCAATGCAATCAATTTCAAAGACATTTATGGAAATCTTGCGCTGGTCTGTTCCAATTGTGGAACAAAAATTCACAAAGCCACTTCGAAGGCAGGAAATTCTTATTGGGGAGAGGCTGCAAGAAATTCGATCCATGGCGGATATTTTTCCCCAGCGCATGATTGCTCAAGTTATGCGGAAAATGATTCTTCCCTTCACTTTCAGGAAAAAGCAATCGCGGCGGGTGAAATGATCGTTGGTCAAACCGTTGAAGTTGTAAAAGGCAGGAAAGTCCCCAAGGGCACAATTTCAAAAGTTCTCTGGTACGGCTGGAACGGCTTTAGTGAGTCAGTCAAACTTTCTTTGCCAGATGGAACCGAAGTTTTTACCAATGTCGCAAATGTCGAAATAAGAGTTCAAGAGGAGGAATCAAGTGGCTATGACATCTAAAGGCGAAACCATTCAACTGGCTATCGTCTGCCGTCGCAAAGGAAATAACCCTCGGCACATAGTTGTCGGGGGTGAGAAATTGTGTAAACGTAAGGTCAACTTTGATCTTGGTGATATACACGTGCGTCATTACAAAACCATGGAGACACTTCTATCGAATGAAGTCGTATGTCCAGACTGCCATAAAGAAGCAAAACCCCAAGACGGCGACCTCCGTGATGGTCAGATTGATGTGGAACTGTGACATCCCTTAAGCCGATCATTCCAGAGATTTATACCCTCATCGTCGAGAAGTTGGACGCAATTCCCTCGAACCTTGACCCAAAACTCATTAACGATACGCGTGAGATCGCGTGCCAATTTTGCGATTGGGTAGGAAAAGTCGAGTGCTCGACTGAAGATACAATTGAGTACCAAGATGGGTTTAACGGCAGTCATTTCCAAACAGCCGTAAATTGCAAAACGTATTACACCAAGTTCTATTGCCCATTTTGCATGAAGGAAAACGAGTACGAATACCTTGAGGCAATCGATTAACGCGTAAAAGATTATTCTTAAAAACGTGTACAAAGATTGACACCGATGTATATACACGTGTATCTTTCTAGTGTTAGGCAGTTCACACTAGGGAGGTAGAGAAATGCTTTTATGTGATTGGGTGTATCAAGCAGTCTGTTGCAAGACACGTGTGATCCCAGAAGAGAACGCGTTAGTACCTTTACATCCGTGCTCTGAATGCGGGAAGGTACCTAACTTAGTATTCGCTGGTCAACGCTAAACGTTCCACGTGAAACAAACACGCTTTTAGTTACAGGGTTGTGATTCAACACGCGCTTTGATACGGTTAAGGAATGGCTAAGACCGTGCTCAAGGGCAAAACAGACACGCTTGAAAACGAAAATCTGCCCAAGGTAGGCAAGAGCAATAAAGCCACGCTTGCAGCACGTAGGGATATGGATAGACGCGAGCGCGAAGTCTTCATTATGCGTAGAGACGGATGGACGTTCCAAGAGATCGTCGACTATCTGGTAACTAGAGCAGAGCAGAAATTGGAAGACACGGGAAAGGAGCCAGATCACTTTGCTAGTATCTCAAGCGTCAAAGATGCCTATGACCGTTACATCATGCGCTGTCCCGAAAGGTTCGACTTAACGGGACGCAAGGAGCAACTTGAACTAGCGATCCAAAGGGCTGAAGACAATTACAAGAATGCCCTCGAACGCTCACGTAATGACGCGCTAGAAGACTCCGAACGGGCTAGATGGTCTGAACAGGCAGGTAAGTGGTTCGACCGATTGAGTAAGTTGAGAGCGTTGACAGAGGATTCAGTCATCATCAATAACTTCACGCAAAACAATCTTGTACTCAATGACTCAGACCTTATGGCAAAACTGACAGCATCAGCCTCGGACTCGGTTATCAATGTGCCCAATTTCGATGAATACAAGTCAGCCGATACCTTGCCCCCAATGATTGACGCTCCAGTTGAGGCGGCTAGTGTGGACGACGCTGAGATAGTTTTGGATGACGAATTCGCAGAGGAAGAGCCCCCAGCGACAATCGATATCACTCAGCCTACGGGGGATGTCTCTCACGAACAGATTAAACCTACTGGGATCATGACCAATATCAGTATCAACATATGAACCTAACTCATGACGCCGTAGCCAAATTTAGGCAGATGCCAGAGGCTCAACAAATTTCGATTATCCAAGGTTTATCGATGGATGAGAAGCGCAGATTAGCCAAATTGATCGACGAGATGGTGGTCAACCCTTACGCGAAGTACATAAACGATCCCGTGGGATTCATCGCGGACACAATGGGGCTAGACGAGACGATTTGGGGGAAGCAGAAAGAGATCGCCTATTCACTGGTCGAGTATCGCCGTACAGCCTGCAAAGCCTCTCACTCGAACGGCAAAACATTCCTATTCGGTCGCTTAGGCGTATGGTGGCTAGTCACTCGTCCATTAGGCGAGGCAATGCTGCTCACTACGGCGCCAACTAACCGACAGGTCGAGCATATTCTTTGGAAAGAGATCAGGCAGACCCATCACCGTGCATTCTTGAAGTCCAAGGGGTTCGGTGACGTGCTTACGAAACAATGGAAGTACGGGGCAAACACGATTGGCTTAGGAGCCTCACCTAGCAAACACGACGAGTCTTCATTTCAGGGATTCCACTCGCCCAACCTGCTCATTCTGGTCGACGAAGCAGGCGGTATCCCTCACCTATTTGGTAATGCGCTCGAAGGTATTACTACAGGCGCCAACACGAAGGTCGCACTTATTGGCAACCCGCCAACAGATGAAGAGGGATCATGGTTCCAAAAGCAATGCGAGAGCGGGCTGTACAACGTAATTTCGATTCCAGCCACGTCTACCCCTAACTTTACGGGTGAAAAGACTGGGCGCTGTAAGACCTGTTCGCCAGAGTCGCCAGAGCATTTAATTAACGATCACCTCGTAGACAAGAAATGGGTGAGAGATGCAATCAGAACTTTCGGCAAGGATTCTAATTTCGTCCGCGCTCGCGTGTATGCCAAGTTTCCTACATCATCATCATCCAAGGTATTGCCTTCAGACTGGCTCGAAAGTGCTTGCCTCAATGAGAACCCTGTCAAGGGCGATTCATTAGAAATCGGCGTGGACGTGGCAGCAGATGGTGGAGATGAATTCGTTATTGCGGTTCGAGATGGATGGACTGGCAAAATTGTTCACAGGTCGTCTGGTTCAGAAAATAACAATACGATCCTGCTTGGTCAGACAGTGCTCAAATGGATTCTCGCTTGCCAGAAGATACACGCGCAACGTGATAACAAAACTCGTATTAGGGTCAAGATCGATGAGATCGGTGTAGGTCGAGGATTAACTGACTGGCTCAAACTGGAACTATCACGCAAAACCCATAACGCTGAGATTATCGGCATTAACGTGGCTGAAAGCGCGCGGGACTCTCAAAGATTCGCCAATAAGCGAGCAGAGATGTGGTGGAATATGCGTGACTTGATTCAGCCAGATAGCCAAGGGGCGCAAAAGGCTAAGTTGCAACTGCATCGCGGGGAACGCGAAGACGGCACGAAGATCATCGACTACGAAATGCTGGCTCAATTTGCAGCACCAACCTACAACTCTCGAAGCAATGGAACAATTGCTATTGAAAGTAAGGCTGACATGAAAAAGCGTTTAGGGCGTTCACCCGACTCCGCTGAAGCAATGCTGTTAGCCTTCTACAACCCAACTCCAAAAATTGATAACATTGATACCGACAATAGTTCCCTTAATGTCAATCCTGTGGTTGACTTCAGTTATGCCAATGACTTAGGGGCATTCGATATGGGATTTAATGGCGAGTACAGCGGAGGAATTTTATGAGTGAGAATTTCGAGGCTATAGGCAGAAATGCCAAAGGCGAAGAGGTAGCGTCCAACGGAACCATTTCTATGGAATTCGGTGGAAGAGACGCAATTACCATCAATCAGGCAACGGATCGAGAGATCGACGCCAACATCAAGCGCACAAACTCAGATGGAACTGACTGGAAGATCGTCTATGACACTCCAGAAAATCCTTCAACCTATTTCTTGGCTGCACGCGCTCACGGATATTTTGGAATGGGCACACGTGCGGTTATCGTTCCCCTAAGTCAATTAGAAGCATGGCAACGCGGGGTAATCCAAGACCCACCTCGCCCACGCAACGATCACATTTTTGACAACAAAGCCGCAGCGTTTGATTGGCTGCATACACTGACTCCCTCGATCAAAGAGGATTTTATGCGCGATAGAAACATTCTCGTACCGTCTGCCGTCCGCGCTACTGGAGAAGCAGGAATGCAGTCACTTGCCACTTTGAGGGAACGCGTAAATCCTTTTAGATGAAACAGCCCAAGGCGGTACCCGTTCCTTGTCAGGAAACAGACCCAGAGATTTTCTTCACCGATGTCAATGGTCTCTCATCTATCTACACAATTAACACCGCCAAAAGTCTTTGCCAATCTTGTCCCATAACGCAGCAATGCCTAGACCTAGCACTCTCATTCGGAGATGTGTGGGGAATATGGGGCGGTAAAACAAGACTTGAAAGGCGTAAGATTGCAAAGCAAAGAGGAATTACTTTGTCGAAGTATTACGCCAATAACAAAGGCATAAACAATGAATGATACGCCTGTCAGCATGATTACTGCTCGGCGTTTTGTTACCCTATTCCATAACCGAAACAAAAGGATGAGGCATGGCTGACAAGAATGAACACGCGCCACTGACTAGCGATGCCATCGGACAAGGTGGCAACGTAGATCGTTTTGATGTCAATGAAGGTATCAACTTTCCAACAGATACAAACGTTCCAGGGTCGGCTGGTGCGACTATTGCCAATCGTTTCGATGAAAAGATTATTTTCGATGTTGAATATGCGACATCAGGTTTACAGCGTGCAGGCGGATTTATTTCCGATGACTTCATTCCTGCCTTGCGTGGCGTTAATGGTCGTCGTACTTACCGCGAAATGTCTGACAACGATCCAATCGTCGGCGGCGTCATGTCTGCCTATCGTCGTGTGCTATCTCAACTCAATTACTATTTCGATCCTGCCGATAAATCAGTTGAAGCGCACCAAATCCTCGAATTCGTTGAAGAGGCTTGGAACGATATGCGTAAGCCTTGGGACAACACCGTTTCGGCTATCGCCACAAATCTAATTTATGGGTGGTCTCTGTTCGAGATTCTGTTCAAGAAGCGTGAAGGCTATAACCGCAACTCTCGTCTTTCATCTAAGTACGATGACGGCAAATGGGGATGGCACGATCTAGTTATCCGCTCACAGGAAACAATCTTGCGCTGGGAGATCGATCAATACGGCTCATATGGCGATGGCATTATCGCCTACCAGATGGTTGACCCATCGGGCGCGGGTCTCTTGCGTATCCCACGCGCTAAATTCTTATTGTTCACGGTTGAAGATTACAAGGAATCACCAGAGGGTCGCTCAATCTTGCGTAACGCTTACGTGCCTTACTACTATAAGAAGCGCATTCAGGAACTCCAAGCCATTGGTATCGAGCGCGATCTCGCTGGTTTCCCAGTAGTCACAGTTCCAGCAGAATGGATGACTTCAGACGCTCCAGCAAACGTGAAGCAGTCAGTCAACTCTCTTAAGCAGTTCGTATCAAACGTAAAGCGCAACTCCCAAGAGGGCGCCGTATTGCCGATCATGTACGATGAAAATGGCAATCAACTGATTAAGTTCGAACTCCTTACTTCAGGCGGTTCACGTCAACTTGATATCGACGCCGCTCTGAAGCGTTACGACGATGCTATTGCCATCTCACTGCTCGCAGGATTCTTGACCCTCGGACATGATGGAACAGGCTCGCTCGCTCTAGGCGTATCAAAGACAGATTTATGGCTTATGGCTATTCAGGCTATGGGTCGTGGAATTTGCGACGTAATCAATAAGGAACTTATTCCTCAAATTCTCCGTATTAACGGAATGGATGACTCACTTGCGCCAAAACTCACATTCGGTAATATCTCCGACGATGATCTCGCGCCGATATTTACAGCAATCGCAGGCATGGCAAAGGCTGGCGTCATTACTCCAGATAATCCTCTTGAGGATTGGATTCGTGAGTCAATGGGTGCACCTGCTCAAGAGAACCCTGTTACAGATGAAGAGCGAACGGCAACTGCTACGTCTTCATCAACTCCAGACTCTAAGGCAACTCCAAAGGCTCCAGATGCAGGCAAAGTTGCCCAACAAACCGCCACAAGTGAAGCGAAATCTTCAGATGCTCCGACAGATGAGAAAGACGGCGAAACCACTTACTCAACGAAGAAGTAAGCGATGAGGGTCTATCGCAAAGCGAAGGATAAGAGCAAGAAGCCCACTAAGCCACGGGTGAGTAAAGGAACGCGTCAACCCGCGAAACCTTTAACTCCTGTCGAACAGCAGGTTTCTACTCATGTCGCGGATACCTTGGTCACGCTACGTGCAGCAGTTGGCAGCGAAGCAGTACAAACGGCTATAGCGAGCGGTCACGTCAATACGTCTACTGATTCGTTTCCTTGGAACATTTTTGACACTCAGTTAATGGCGGTGGCTGATCCAATTGCTGAATTAACACGCAGGTCGCTAGTCATTCCTCACCTCATGCCTAAGTCAGCGGTGATCCAAACCAATTTCAACCACCTCGACCCACGAGTAGCAATGAGCGCACGCACGCAGGCGTCAAAACTTTCTGCTGCTATGACTAAAGAGCAATACGCCAAAGTTCGCACGATTATCGGCAATGGCGTAGCAAAGGGCGATACGGTCAAGCAGATTTCATCTTCCTTGCGAAACCATATTGGACTGTCCGCTCGTCAAGATGCTCAAATGACTTCAGCCGTATTGGACGCTACTCAATCGGGAATCGATGCAGGGCTAACTGGCGAAGAGTTAATGGCTCAAGTTCAAAATACAGCGGACTCTCTTTACAGCCGTCTCATCAATGTCAGGGCTAATATGATTGCCCGTACTGAAACAATGCAGGCACAGAATTCAGGTCTACTGATCGGGATACAGCAGGCAGTCGAAGACCCACAGTCGAGCGTCGACAACACTTACCTCAAGCGATGGATTGCCACAGATGACGAACGCACGTGTGAAACTTGCGGGGCGCTAGATGGTACTGAAGTTCCATTAGACCAAAACTTTTCAACTGACAATGGCGATGAGATCGGCTATCCGCTTGAGGATGGCTCAACGCCTCACCCTAACTGTCGCTGCACTGTAGGCATAGTTCCTCCAGATACAAATATCAATGATTACCTCAACCAAGATACTCAAGATGCTACGGCGTCAGATGTAGTCCCAACCGATTCAGCGGATATGGTCGATATCGCCGCGTCATTAAAGCCAAGCCAAGACATCATAAACATGGCTCTGCAAATGTTTAACAAGGAATTCAACCCAGATCAGCCACGTGATGACCACGGGCGTTGGACTTCTGGCGGGTTCACAGGGGATCAACTTGCCGCGCACCAAGAAAAATATTATGAAACTTATGGACAAGACAGATATGGGCAACTGGCTGGAATAACTAAAGAGCAATTTCAAGCCATTAAGGGATATACAAGCAATGGCTATAAAGACGTCAATGGTTATCTACGCACTGGCGCTCCAGTTGTGCCAGATAGCGGGAAATATCCTGCCGTAGAAGTTTATTCAGCCGTTTATTCTAAAATTGTAGATTCGCTCTCAGGTGAAAGCGTGCTCCCTCAAAGCCTAACTAACGCGATCGATGAGGCTGGAGGAATTGACAATCTTGATTTTGATTTTGAAAATATTGCGAAAGCATACGTAAAGAGCAACCCAGACGAAGCAATCCAAATGTACATAGATCAGAAATCGGCACCATTAGATAAAATTGTCTCCAATCTTGATTCGCTTATTGCTACTGCTCCATCTATGGGAGACGCCACGCTTTACCGCGTTGTCGATAACAGCGTTTTGGACAAACTCAGCGTTGGAAGCATAATGACCGATAAGGGCTACACGTCTACGACGACTACTGACATAACTCATGAATCGAATTTGTCGACAAGAATTGGTTTGGGTTCCATCAGTAATTCAGTCGATACGGTCGCAATCATCCAACCTAATCCTTCAGGTAATAACCCAGCGTTAGGCGTACAGCAGTTATACGTGGCGACTACTTCTGATTCAGCACTTTCTGCAAACGAGCAAGAAGTTCTACTCCCACGCGATACCTCTTTGAAGTTTATGGGATATCAGAATAACCTTGGTACTCAGGCTAAGGTCGCTATATTTCAAAGGGTGGGATAATGAGTAGATTCGTCACAAAACTAGATGAAGTAACCATTACCGACACGATTCCCGATAAAAAGGAAGATCAACCAGCGAAAACGAAAGACGAGAACAAATGACAATCGACGCTCAGTTCCTAGCCACTTTCGCTAAAACCTTAGACCCAGAAGAGCGCACTCAGTTTTTCCTCGATCTCATGAGCGGTGATCTCGACTTTGCCAAGTTCAATGACAATCATGACGACAAGGGAAGATTTGCTAGTGGCGATGGGTCTGGTAATGCTCTTGTAATTCCCGAAAACGGATGGTTTTCACAACATAATTCAGTATCAGCCACCTATCCCCACGTAGGTCTTTCCGATAAAGCAAAAGATATTGCCTCCCGTATTGGTAATGTTAAAACTGAAGTAAAAAATGAAAATGGCGTTAAGACCACAAATAGCACAGCCACGTACATGACTAAAGATGGTCGAATTATGAATATGACTTTAGTTGAAACGAACGAAGGGAATCAAGGCAATAACAGTCATTTATTGGAAGGCAACGTATCTGTTGAACAAGACGGAAACCGCGCTAACTTGACGTATCACACGTTGAGAGATGACTTTAATCCTCTTTCCACGCCAGCCAGCCTTGTCGCAAGAATTGGTTCGTCTTTTTCTCATACTGGTCTAGGCACGGCGATGCTTGAATATGCCCGCTCTGTTTCTGAATATCCAATTCTGCATTCAACAAAATTAAGCACTGAAGGTCAAGCCTTTGCCTCTACCACAAAAGGATTATTCCAAAAGTTTAACGAAAACCACGACGAGAAAGGTCGGTTCGCCCCGTCTGATAATTCAGGATCAACCGCACCTGCCGATTACCGAATGCAGCACCAAGCGCCTACCCGCGCTGATGATTTTGGCTCTCCTGCCACGAACATCGAAGAGATGATGCCCAACTTTTACGACAATCCAAAAATGTATGGATCGAGTTACGACAAGGCTGACCAAGAATCTCGAAATGCAATCATGGCTATCAAAGACAAGCCAGATGCTCAGGTCACGATTTATCGAGCCGTCCCTAGTGACGTCAAGGGAATTAACCAAGGCGATTGGGTAACCCTTTCCCCCACTTATGCCAACGAGCACAATCAAAGCAATCTCAACGGCGAGGGTCACGTAATTAGCCAGACGATCCCAGCAAGAGATTTATGGTTCGACGGCGACAGCGTTAATGAATTTGGATATGACCCTCAAGGTAATGGCGCAATTGCTAAAGCATTGTTCCTTAAATACAACCCAGACCAGCCTAGAGACCCAAATGGGCGTTTTGCGTCAGGAGATGGCATATCTAGTGGTCAAGCAGGCGATCTAGCCTCACAAGCCATGCAGGGCGGTTTTTCCTATAACCCTACAACTCACGCGGCACCTACAACTGGCTACATGGTCGCACGCGTGGGCGCAACAGTTGACGTACCAGCAGGTAATTTGCAAGAAGCAAAAAATGGGCTAAAGTCGTTCGTGGACAGCCACATGGCAATGTTCGCGGCTGACCCAAATCTCCACATCGGAGGATGGGTTGCCGATGGCAGGCTATATATCGAACCGTCGGATAATGTACAAAGTCTGGATCATGCAACGTCGCTAGGCAGCGCAAGAGATCAGATCGCAATTTGGGATGTAGCCAATGGACAAGAGATAAATACAGGAGGCTCTGGTGGACAAAATGCAAAAGCAGGAAGCAACGACCCTAACTTCGGCAAAGCGTTACATGGCGATTCCCGAAAATTGGGGAACGATGACGGAGGATCAGAAGGATCAGTGGGCGGAGGATTTCTTGGTCAAGTCTGGGATATTCTCAGCGCCAGAGAAGGCGTAGCCGAAACTTTAGGTTTCGTTAAAGAATTTAATCCCGAACAAGCGCGTGACGATCATGGACGCTGGACTTCAGATGGTTCGTCGAGCAGTGGAGCAACCGCTGGTAGCCTAGCCAAAGGTGTATACGACCGCGCTAAAGCCCTAGAACCAAGCCTTACTAAGACGATGCAAGGTCTTGCCGACAAGCACGGCGCCACTCTCGCAGGGCTAAAATATGCAGTCAAAGAGCAAGGGTCGCTGACAAACAAAATTCAAGATGTTGCCGACAAGCAATATCACGGTGACGTGCAAGAAGCGGCGCAACACATATCAGACGCCAACCGCTACACAATGCTTGCAGACCCAAGTACTTATATCGATACTGCCAGACAAGTCACGCAAGATTTGCAACAGCAAGGGTTCGATGCCAGAGTAAAAAACTATTGGACAGACGGCTCAAATTACAAAGGCATTAACGTCGCCCTTACCGATCCTCAAGGCAATCAGATCGAACTTCAATTTCACACGCCAGAATCGCTAGCAGTCAAGGAAGGCGATAATCACCCGATCTATAAGGAATACAGCCTTATGACCGAGGCTCAACAGGCTACGCCTTACGGCAAAGACCTCAATCAGCAAATGGTCAATAACGTGGCTAATTTAGTAACCCCTGCCAATGTTCAGTCATTCGGTACTCTCAAGATCGGCAAGAGTTTGTTCAATATTGATATACACGCTACACTCAACTTAGGAGGTAGAAAATGAAAGAAACTAAGTGGTTTCTAGGTCAAAATTCAAAGCGCGTCTTTTCCGTCTACAAGGCAGACTTCGAAGGTTCGACTATTACGAATCAACAGCAATGGTTAATTCCAAATAAAGATACTGGCTGGCGTAAAACTAATCAGGTTATGGATTGGTATTTCGTCGGAGAAGATGATTTGTACCCTTGCACAGAGGATGAAGCAAAGAAGTATCTCAGCGCGAGTTAACGCGAAATTGTTCCCTCTATTGCCCTATCCTTTCACTATCCAATTCGAGAGGGAAAGCAATGACCGAGTTCGCCAAGAGAGACTTCACACAAGACGAGCGCGACGCGTTAGCCGCTAAAGGTCATGCGATGCCCGATGGATCGTATCCAATCTCGACAGTAGCCGATCTTGATAATGCTGTACAGGCTTTTGGTCGTGCAAAGAATCCAACTGCAACCAAGAAGCACATCATTTCTCGCGCTCGCGCACTCAACGCTGTAGACCGTCTGCCGCTTAAGTGGAACGTATCTCAGGAAAAGACAAAGGCTAGCGAAATTTCAGATGCACTTGGTATTTCTACCGAGCCTGCAAAATTGAACGATAAGCACATCCCAGCAATTGACGATATGCACGACGCTATCGGCGCAACCAAGGTCGACCAGCAAGGTAAAGGCAACTACGCGACAAGCACTCACCTTTCAGCCGCTCAACGCCATCTCAAGGATGCAAAGTCTGTACTTGATACGAAGGCACTCAACTCTGACACAAAACACGTTCTCGCTAAGGCTGCACTTGGTAAGGCTAGCCAATCTTTAACTCACGCTACCCGTGAGGCATCGGCACCAGATAAGAGCGCGATCCACGATCACAATGAAAATTTGCGTGCATTTGCTGCAAACCCTCCTGCCGATTTTGCTAAGTACAACGATAATCATGGCGAAGGCGGACGTTTTACTTCTGTCGATGGAACCACTGGCGTTCCTGTCAATGGGGGTCATTCTGGCTCACTTAATGCCACAGTTAACGCTATGCGTGATGTTCACCGCACCTATGCCGATAAAGTTCGCGCAACGCAGATGTCTGGCAAGCCAATGTCAGCGGATATGCTCGATACGGCTCAAACCAAAAATGATGCTACGGGTCATCTCGCGGATGCCATCACTAGCCTTCAACACGATGACGCAGAAGCGGCACACGAATCCTTGCGTAATGCTGCTAGCACGCTTTCTGGAGATAAGGCGTTTTCATCCCACGCTGACACCGTTAACGGCATCGCAGACACTCTAGGCAAGAAGATCGGCAAGTCGCTTTCCCTTAATTTTGCGGAAATCGATTTTGCAAAGATGAATGAAAATCATGATGAAAAGGGACGATTTGCCGCTGGAGATGCAATTGCTAATTCCGCCGCTGGACTTTCTGTCCATGCCGAGACAAAGGCAAAGCAATTCGCTGACCACTATACGGCTACAAATGACAAGCAGGCTTTCCACGCCGCCAACAAGATGGCAATGGCTAAGATTTATGCTGATGCTGCACAAAAGGCAGCCGAAAGTGGAAATCTGAAAGATGCCGCCGCTAATTTAGCAAACGCCCATCAGACTGCTTACTCAGCCGCTAAAAACTTGGAGTCATCTAGCAACCCAGACACCAATCGTTTATCAGAAAAGTTAACGATGCCGTATGGTCGCGCTCAAGCAGAAGCACAAAGCGCGGTTACACAACACAACGCTTGGTAAAGGATAGGCATGAGCCTTAAATACAACAAGGTCAAAGGGAGCAAGTTCGAAACTGATCTTGTTGACTATTTGCGCGAGAAGTTCCCCGATCATTCGGCGAATATTCAGCGTATGCGCCTGTCTGGAAACGCGGATCAAGGCGACATAATCGCCACTCTTCCCCTCGGCAACCATATACGCCACATCATCATCGAGGCTAAAAACGTTCAAGAGTATGCCCTGTCTCAATTCGTAGCAGAGGTAACGGTCGAGGTCGAGAATTGGACACGCGCCGTAAAGTCATCAGGCAAGGCGTCTGGAATCGTCATCATTAAGCGCCGCAATAAACCTATTGGGCAGTCTTATGTCATTCACACACTCGATTCATTTTTGGAACTACTTGGATGAGCCAACTTATAGCCGACATCGGATTAAAAGATTTCTTATTCCTTAAGTACAACGAAAACCATGACGCAAAAGGTCGTTTTGCCACGGCTGATGGCGTGGGCGGTAGTGGGCTGTCTCTTCGAGAAATGAACAGAATTTCTAGCCGTAGCGATAAATACAAAAGCAAAGTTTACGCAGCCGAACATTCAGTAAGAGATGGTCAGCAAGAAATCCGAGGAACAATACCCAAGCCAGAAGCCCCTGCTTATCCAAGAGAAGCCATAGCCGCTGCTCGTGCCAATGGCGATCTTGCTACTTCTTATAGATTGTCTGACCAATACCAAAAAGATTACAACAAATATTCACGCGATTTCAGCAAGTACCAAAATGATTACCAAGTCGTGAATAAGCAATCTGATCTCGCACAGCAATACTTGGATGGTACTAAGGCTGGGGTATCAAATTACGTTAATGCCGTCACGGGGCAAGATTGGTTTAAGCAAGCCTATACTGATGGGGCAACAATAGGAATGCCCGACGTAAAAATTACGAACGTCAAGGGATATGCTGGTCAATATACATTCGGAACGGATGGCGCTAACCGAATTTCGATTAACGCTCCTTACGCCACAAACGAACCTACGATCCTTCACGAAATCGCTCATTATGCTCAAACGGTTAGCGCCACTTATTCTTATGAGGCTCATGGCGTAGGCTTTGCTCAAATTAACCTTCATATAACGGACAATGTAATCGGCGGAGCGCAAGCCAACAGACTTGCGGATGCCTACCTAGCAAACGGGGTGCCAATTGCCACAAAGTAAAGAATTCACAATTACTGACCCAATCCCAGACCCAGAATTGGTTCAAGAGCCGATCGACCCAGAATTTCTCAAGTCGTCCCCAATCTCTGTGGCGTACCTTCAATACAATAAATCCAATTATGGATATACGGTCAAGTCATTAGACAGCGAGACGATCCATGAATGCTCTACGCGCTATGACGCAATGAAGACCTTGCGAGATGAAGTGCTCAAATCGATTTCTGCTGGAAGTGTCCATGTCGATACTACGGGCTGGAAGGCACGCGATCTACGCGATAATTTCGAGAAGGCTATGGAAAATGATGGCGTCGGTGAATTAGGAAAGAAGCACGACCTACTCCACGAATTGTCAGGCGATGACGTGACCAAGGATCAGGCGTTATTGCATCACTTCATTACGTCCAAATCATCCGAGATGGGTGAACCTATCGATTGCGATGGCGGCGCTCTTTCTCAGCCTGTCATTTTGGATTACAAGCGCGATGTAGATATCAATGAAGCGATCTCAGAAGGATTGGTTTTAGAGGCAGACGGCAAGGAAGCAATCAAAGACGGCGTTACCAAGGCTGACTTAGCGACGCTTATGGACAGCGACGGCGTTTACATGGCAATCATTCCTAAAGAAACTAACGATATTGCCAAGGCGTTAGGAATTGAAAATGAAAAGATTTTTTTGCCATTCCTAGATTTCTCTAAGGCTGATACGCCAAAAGTTCTCACTGAAGTTGTCGATGATGGTAAACCAGATCAATACACGCTTGCTCCGTACTACGTACCTAATCAATTAGATGGTCATGATGAATGGGTAGAAACCCGCGATTTGGAAAAGGCTGTTAATGAATGGTCGCTGTTTTCGCCTAACCGAAATGTTTTCTTGCAACACAATGAAGACATCGTGGCTGGAACTTGGACTCAACTTATCGTCATGCCGTGGGAATTCGATGCTGAACTAAAGCAAGCCGATGGTTCGACAAAAGTTCACCACTTCCCTAAAGGAACTGTTTTGATTGGCGTAGTTTGGAAAAATTGGGCATGGGAAATGATTCTCGATGGGCGAATTGCTGGAATGTCTATGGGCGGAATGGCTCAAGAAAAATCAGAAACTCCGCCTCCATCGAATTAACTTTCCGCGCTTTACGCGATTAAAAGATTGTTTTCTGCCATTATTAGGACTTAGCGCGTCCGATGAAAGGGAATTCCATGACTGTCGTAGTACCTACTACCTTCTCACTTGTTATGGCAGGTGGCGTCGACTGGCAGATCGGTTTTACTCTTTTTCAAATTGTTGACGGCGTTAAAGAGCCGATTGACCTCACGGGCTACACAGCAAAACTGCAAATGCGATTGGCTTATGACTCTCCCGATGCTGTTCTAACGCTGACTGATGGTGCTGGAATTACTTTAGGCGGGGCGGCTGGAACAGTTCTCGTCCATGCAACTTATGAGCAGGTCAACGCAATCCCAGCAGAAACTTACGAGATAGGTCTTCAAATTATGTCGAGCGGGGAAGTGAAATACTCACTTCTTGAGCAGCAAATCGACAAACTTGAAACAGCGGTGCAGTAATGACCGAATATTTCGAAGTTGTCATCGATCCATCAAATTTTGACGTTACGGTTTCACCTACCCAGACCATTATCGAACTCACCGACGTCGGTTTTCAGGGCGCTCAAGGCGCTCAAGGCGTCCAAGGGACTCAAGGAACTCAAGGAATTCAAGGCTTGCAAGGTACAACAGGCTCACAGGGCGCTACTGGAACCCAAGGCGCTTTAGGAACCCAAGGCAGCATTGGAATTACTGGCGCTCAGGGCACTCAGGGCACTCAGGGAACTCAGGGAAATACTGGAACTCAAGGAGCAGTTGGAACTCAAGGTGCAATCGGCGCAACTGGCTCGCAAGGAACTCAGGGTGCTATCGGCACTCAAGGCGCGGTTGGATCGCAAGGATCGATTGGAGCAACTGGCGCACAGGGTACGCAAGGAATTACAGGTTCCCAAGGTGCGATTGGAACTCAGGGCGCAATTGGCACTACGGGTGCACAAGGAACTCAAGGTACAGTCGGAGCGATTGGAACTCAAGGCGCTCAAGGAACGCAGGGTTCAATAGGAACTCAAGGTTTCACTGGCGCCCAAGGTACGGTCGGTACGCAAGGTACGACAGGTACGCAGGGAACGCAGGGATTACAAGGTCAAGCGATCCAAGGCGCACAAGGCACAACTGGCTCAACGGGTGCTGGCGGAACTCTTGCTTACTACGGTTCTTTCTACGACACGACGACACAAACTGCCACAAGTGCTAACACCGCCTATGTCGTAGGAATCAATACAGTTGCGGAATCAAATGGTTTAAGTATCGTTAGCGGAAATCAAATAAAGTTTGCTAACGCTGGAACTTACAAGATCGATGTATCGCTTCAATTCTACGTTTCTTACAATTCTGGAACCGCTAACTTTTGGTTGCGTAAAAATGGCACTGACTTAATTGATACGAATAGCGAAGTAACTTTTTCTAACCAACTTCCGTATCAACTTGGTAACGCGCCGTTTGAAATGACTCTTAACGCTAATGATTACATCCAAATTGTTTGGGCGGCCAATACTGCATCGTCACAAATCGTGGCTCAAACTGCTACAACTACGCCTTACGTTTCTCCTGCCGTTCCAAGCGTTATTGTCGCCGTAAGCCAAGTTGCTTATGCAATCCAAGGAACGCAAGGAATCCAAGGAACGCAAGGCGTGCAAGGTTTTGGCTACGCTCAACTTCAAGGAACCCAAGGAACACAAGGTATTCAAGGTACCCAAGGTATTCAAGGTATTCAATCAACCCAAGGAACAACTGGACTTCAAGGTCTGCAAGGACTTCAGGGCGTACAAGGACTACTTAACACGGTAATCTATGATTCTGACCAAGGCGTTATTTCACAACAGATGTTCAGTTAAGGAGAACACATGGCAACTTATAGCAAGCAAGCGTTATCAGCCGCAACCACAGGCGTTCCAATCCCCGTTGTCGCTATCGCCTCAACTGGTACACCTATCCACGCAACAGGCACATCAGCCATTGACGAAGTGTGGCTCTATGCCACCAATACCGATTCAGCGGCTCGCACACTCACTATTCAATTTGGTGGAACTGCAACACTCAACCAGATTCAACAAACTATCCCTGCTAACTCAGGTCTGACTCTTGTAATTCCTGGGCTAATCCTTGCCCCATCAGGCTCGGCATTAACTGTCTATGCCTACGCCTCAGTAGCAAGCGTTGTAAACATCTCAGGCTATGTAAACCGAGTCGCATAATGGCAGAGGGATTCAAGCGCGGAGAAGTTGGCTCGCAAGTCAATTCATGGATGCCATCTACTAACACAGTTACACCAAGCGGATTTACTTCCT